CGATGAATTTGAACTCAATGAAGAAGAGCCGCCGTATTTTGCAGAGCTTGTCAAGGGCAAATACAAAAACAAATATGAGGATCATATTGGAGACCCGGCGGGCAAGGCGCGGGGAGTTACAAAGAAATCATGGGTATCATGGTTGCATGAATGCGGCATTGAAATCAGAACGCCATGGATTCATACTTATGATGAACGGATATTGGCTACTCGAAAGATCATGCCGAAGCTCTATGTTTCAAAGCGTTGTGTTTTATTTCAGGACCGTGTTTCAAACTATCGGTTTCCTGTTGACGATGAAGGGCGGCCAACGAGCGACAAGCCGATCCATAACTGGGCTTCGCACATGATGACCGCGCTTGAGTTTTTCGTAACCTGGAAATACCCCCTGCGGGGTGATAGCGTAAGTACTTTATAGTGAGGTGAATTATGCCGGATCAATTATTTGAGAGCAAGACGGCGGCGGTTGTTTTGAAATCGTTTCTGGAAGCAAAGAAGCAAGAGGAAATATCGAGGCAAGATAAAGCTAATGTGCGCCTGGCTGTATATCATGATGATTGGAGCGAAATTCTAGAGAAAACGTTAGCTGGGCAATTCATCAAGGAAAATTATGAAAGGATTCGATTACTGAAAAACACAACGCAGAACATTTATAAAAAGGTTGTCAATGATGTTTCAGTCGTTTACAAGGTTGCCCCTACGCGGGACTATGGCGAGAATGAAATCATAGATGACATTTACGATTATCTAGGCATCAACGAATTCATGAAGCAGTGCAACCGATATGGGACAGCCTTGAATGATGTATTAATCCGGGTAGGATGGGATGAGGATACGGAAAAGATTACATTAGATTTACAGACTCCGGCCAACACATCAGTCATTCAGCGGGATAGATACCCGCAGCAGGCTGCCGCCATTTACTACGAAATCGAATACATCGATAGCGAATTTAAGGTTGAAATGATCAATGTCTTTTGGTCTGACTTTGAGCATTTTCTTTTCAACGAAAAAGGAGATGTGAGACCCCCAACAGAGGACAACCCCGAAATGATCAACCCTTATGGCAAACTGCCGTTTGTAATTGTTCACATGAATCAGTTGCCGGGGATGTTCTGGAATCCTACCGAAGGCAGCGATATAGTTGACGGTACAATTGCGACAGGATTCAAGCGGACGCTGAAGGATCATCTATTCAAGCACCAGTCATTCAAGCAGCTTTGGTTTCGGTCGCAAAAAGGAGACGTTGCCCCCAAGATGGCATCCGATCCATTGACTGCATTTTTATTGACCGGAGAGAATTCAGAGGTTGGGGTTCTGGATTTGGTTGCGCAATTCAATGAAATGGAATTATCGCTCCAGGCTGACATCAATGCCTTCCTGGCAACCTATGGATTATCAATTGATATGTTTGCAGTGAGCGGGGAGGAGGCCAGTGGTAAGGCATTGAATATCAAAAACCGGGGCTTGCGGGAAATCAGGGAGGCGCAGTTGCCGGTATTTCGCAGGGTAGAAGGTGAACTATTCGAGATGATTCGATTGGTTTACAATACCTACAACCCGGGCGCGATCCCAGAATCACTTGAATTCAAAATTGATTTTGCGGAACTGGAGACCTACATTGAGCCGATGGAGAAAAGGAAGCAGTATCAATGGGATGTTCAAAACGGTGTTTTGTCCCCAGGTCAGTTCTTTATGAAATTCAATCCCGATATAGTCGATGAAAAGGAAGCTGAAAAACGCATGGCTGCTAACTTGAAGAAATACAAGGATATGCGAAATCAGGGCTTCAGTTTTGATAAATTTTTCAATACAATAACCGGAGAGATGGAGCCGGAGGCAGCTATCGGTGAGGCGGCGTTTCAGGATGAAGGCAAAGCTCAACCATTGGCATCGACGCCAGGCCGATTCGGAAATGTCAAATAGATATCTGGTTGACGAAATTCCCGACAAGCCCTGGGCGGGGCAGCGCTGCTTTATTATAGGTGGCGGGAAGTCATTGACAGGTTTCGATTTTGAAACGCTTCGTGGTGAAAATATTATTGCTATAAACAGGGCGGTTGAATACGCGCCGTTTGCCGAGATCATGTTTTCTATGGACTCACGACTTTATACTTGGTACAAGGGGCGCGGCGGAAGGAAACTGCCGGATGATGCCTATGAGAAATTTAACGCCTATCGCGGCTTGCGGATATGGACGGACCATAAGGAAGCCAGTTTTGAAAATGATGTTTTGCTTGTGAAGTTCATCGGCTGCAACGGATTGTTGACTTCATTGAGGGAAGGGATTTACACGGGTGGGAATAGCGGATATGCAGCGATTCAGCTTGCCGTTGGCTTGGGCTCAAAGGAGATATACCTGCTTGGCTATGATATGGACAAGAAGGGCAATTTTCACAGCGGCTATCCGTCCGGGACAAATGGAGACCCCGAAGTCAGGGGATGGATCGAGGGGATGAACCGATTGGCTATTAAACTGAAAGCGGCAGGCATTCAGGTTGTCAATATGAATCCGAAATCAAAGTTGCGATGTTTCCCTTTTGGCGAATTCAAATTAAACAAGCGAATGTGCAAATGGAAGGTTGTTTCATTTTACACTGAGGGGACGGGATATGAGAAAGAGATCGAGGCTCTCAGGGCATCCTTGAAGCATTTTGGAATACCTTTCAAATTTTATCATTACCCGCCGCTTGAGACTTGGCGGGCAAACCTCAATTACAAGTCGCAGTGCATCCTAAAAGCCATGAAGGAATTTCCCCGGAAGGATATTGTTTTTATTGATGCCGATGGTATTGTCAGGCAGTGGCCGGAGTTATTTGACAGGTTGACGGCATCCGGCACCTATGATATTGCAGCGGCATTTCATTGTTACCATGGGCGCGGAGGAGACAACGATGAACTTCTAAGCGGGACGTTGTGGGTTAAAAATTGTAAATCTGCGCGAGAAATAATTGAGTGCTGGCACAAAATAGGATTAACGCATCCCAATATTAGGCATCAGAAATGCTTAAAATTGGCGGTTGATCAATTGGATCGGTGTGATAAACTTTACAGGATGCCGTTTCAATATACGCACATTTTTGATTACCGATATCCCGAAAAGCAGATGCCGGTGATTGAGCACTTCCAGGCATCAAGACGTTTCAGGAAGCAAGTCGGATACGGGGTGGACATGATCACAGGGCAAACGACATGAACGTCTCAGTTGTCATTGTAACCTATCGCCGCCTTGACCGATTAGGCGAAGTTCTGCGGGCCTGGTTGAATGAGACCCCGGATGTTTGGTTGTGCGATTGCAGCGCGGCAGGATATAAAACCGATTTGCCTATTAAGATTGTGAGGGCATGGCCGGACCCTGGAAATAAGATTCGTCATGCTGTGGCCACAATGACTGAGGGTGATTATGTGATTAAGGCAGACGATGACCTGAAGCCGCTACCGGGGCTTGTAGCTGACTTCCTACGATGTAATGTTGAGGGTGTTCTTGGCATCCATGGTCGCACGTTTCACGGTCCCGATTATTATGCTGATACCAAAATGCTTTCCTGCAAGCATATTCAAGTTGCCACAAAGGTTGACTTCCTGGGCCTGATAACTTTCACGCCAAGGCAATACTTAGGCTTTGATCTGAGGGGCTGTGAATCAGCAATCGAGGATTTATACTGGCTGAATTGGTATAACCATGATGTTCAGAAATGGGTAATTCCTACACATAATTTTGAACAGTTACCGGCAAGCAGGGACGCAGAACGACTGTGCGGGAATAAACAGGCCCGAATTGTAAGGCGGGCTTTCTATAAGCAATGCTGGGAGCAATTTTATAAATGACCCGCAAACTTGTTTTCTGGACGGCGTTCAATTGCTTTCAATCCGAGCGCACTATGCGGCAATGTCAGCCGGGTGACCCGCATCCGGTGACAACCCTGGCCTGGACTAAGCGGCGCATTGAACTTTTTACCAAGTTTAATTTGCCGTCGATATTCAAACAGACGCACGATGATTTTATTTACATAGTCATTATGGACCCGTCATTGAGGGCAATGACTGAGCCTATCATGCCGAAGGTAGATGATCGGGTTGTTTATGTTTACGATGACCTGGAAGGGCTGGAAATATTAAGACAATTCAATGAAGTGGTTTACGCCTTAATTGACAGCGATGATATGTATTCGATCTATGCTGGGGCGATCATGATGCAACCGGACAATAAGGAATGGATGACATTTCGCTATGGTTATGCATTCAATTATTTGACCGGGCAGTTATTTCATTATGATACGATTTTCAACGGTCCCTTTTTCGCGCATCGGTTGAATCCAAAAACAATGAAATCGTTTGACAGAGAGAAGCGGCATCCTGGACATAAGTCAGTGGCCGCGTATCATCCCCAGGAACTATCAGCAGGGAACTTCTGTGTTCTGCTGCATGATCGTAACACTTCGAGTCACCCCGGAATGAAGCACGTTTTAAAAAACAGGGCGGATAATAAAATATTAAAAGAGAGGTTCGGACTATGACAGCAGAAGAATATTTAACGAGTCACTGGAATAAAAACGAAATCTGGACGCACTTGAAACAGCCGACGCATCAAGAACGGCTTGGCAAATGCGCGGGTAAAATGATCGGTGCAAACTTCGTTGACGTCGGCTGCGGGGTGGGCCATTCGACGGCTATCATGGCCGGGTTTCATCCAGGCGCCTGGACGGGGATTGAGTTTCACGAACCGACGGTTGAACGGGCGCGAGTGAATTTTCCGACCCTCCAATTCATCGGGCTCGATAAGGTTTATGAATTGACGGGATTCGTATTTGATGGTGTTGTTTGTTCAGAAGTCATTGAGCACGTCGAGGATCCACTTGAGTTGATATCTTGCCTTTGGGCCATGACAAAAAAGGTGCTTGTCGTCACTACTCCATGCGTAAGGGTCAGTGACCCCGGACACTTGCGATTATTTACAGAGGCGAGTTTACGGGCAGCCTTTGATGGTATCCCAATTGAGATTGAACAGAAGGAGCGGTTTTTCTATGTAACCGCAAGGAGGAAATAATGGCGGAATTAAAACCGATTGAGATCAAATTGATCGATGTAAAGCCTGAAATCGTAGCTCAGATATTTATTGAGGCTTTACAAAATAACACCTGTGGGATAAGGGGCGTGATAGCGGCCATTATTGACCACCGGCATGATGCGCCGCACCTATCTATAGATCGGGAGCCATAATGCGCGAGGTAATGCGAGGCTTTCGTTTGAAGGTAAAGATGATAGAGAATGCGGCAAATATTGAGATTGACAAAATCATGGCAAAGCCGACATTGCACCAGGGAAACCTTCAGCAGTTAAATTCCATGGTTATCAAGGTTACAATGCAAAAATCAATGGACGCATTGAAAGAGGGTGCGACCTTTGGCGCATTTATTAAGGAGAAAATAAATGACTTTGCGGGATAGACTTGATCGGGAACTTTTGCTTTTACAGGCGCGAATTGAGTCATTGGAAAAGGTTATGCTTGAAAGGTATCGGGTTAAGATTTTAACTTTGCAATCGCACGGAGCAACTGAAGAACAGATAGCCGAATTTTTGAATTCCGACGCCGGGAAATTTGAATGGACGGGAATGGTTAGTGAGGTTAAAAAGGCCGTGGCAAATACAATCAGCCGGGCAGCGGATACGGGCTACATGGTAGGATATGGAAATGGCGCTTAATCTCAATTTGAACTTTGACGATATTGATGCTGAGTTAGATCAGTACGAATGGGAATGGGTGAACATGGGGGATGATAGGGTTTGCCCGGACTGTGAACGATTGGCTAGAATGTCTCCCGCATCGATGACTGTATGGGTGACTGAAAGGACGGAGCCTGGGCGCGGTGATACGGTTTGCGGGGATCATTGCCGTTGCGCTATGGTTCCAACAGGTCTTATAGAAATTTACCCTGACCTGAAAACCGAAGGTAAAATTGTCATTGATGATGGGTTGCTTACTGGTGAAGTAGCCAACTTAAATACTTCATATCAAACCTTTGCTGAATTAGATGACTTGATCGGAGAATATAAGGCAGTTACCGGAGGCCGTAAATTGCCGCCTGAGTATTATGAAATTAGTGCCATAAGTAAGCGGATAGATTTTCTTGCCGATTGGCTAAGTGAAAACGGATGAGAGTTGCGTTTGATCGTAAAGGTGAATGGAAAAGGATCAAGGATAAGTTGTTGGCTGAAATGATATCGCCTGATTCCCAGCATATTGCAAACATAAATAATATTGTTGTCGGCAAAATAATCAGCAGGACGAAGAGTGGTGTTGATGTCGGTGGTATAAAGTTTGAGCCATATTCAAAAGCGTATGCAAAAAAGAAGGGTTATCATTCCAGGGATTTAACTTTAAGCGGCCAAATGTTAAGTCGCGGATCGTTTAAGTATCAGACTATTTTCCAGGGTGGACGAGTTATGATCAGGATATGGATGGAAGGGCCTCATAGCGGCGGTGTGAGCGTTCATACTCTCGCAAGTGTCCACAATTTTGGAATGAGGTCTGGGCGGGGGTCTGGGTTTACAATGCCGAAGGCTGAATTTTTTGGAATTGATAAGGCAATAACGAAAGCAATCAAGGAACTGTCAATCGCAAAATGGCGAGATATTTTGAGAGGTTTAAGATGATTGATTTAAAGATCGAATCCGACAAAATGTACACCCAGCAGGAAGTGGCGAATATTGTTGGCAAGTCATTTTACACTATTCAGAATTGGTCTAACTTCGGATTGAAAAGCAAGCACAATGGCATATGGACATTGGCTATTTATAGAGTTGGCAAGACGCCTTATATCGTTGGGAAGAATCTGATTGAATTTTTGAATAAAACTCAATAAAAGTAAATCTAAGTAAATCTCACTTGCTACACTTCCGATTGTAATACATTATTATCCCATGAAGTTAAAATTTTCAACAGGAGGAAATTATGCCGGAAGATAAGCAGGCCAAAGACCAGGATGGTAAAGCGGCCGATGATGCCCTGAAGGGCGACAAGTCCCAGGATGGGAAGGCTGGTCAGCAGGATGCTGAAAAGCACGTATCAAAAGAGTCATGGGATGGTCTATTGACAGAAAAGAAAAAGGAAAAGGAAAGGGCGGACAAACTTCAGGCCCAACTTGACAAGCATGAAGTCGAAAAGAAAAAAGCGGCTGATGACAAATTGAAGGCCGATGGGAAACTGCAGGAGCTTGTCGAATCAAAGGAAAAGGATATTGCTGCCAAAACGGAGCGTATCCGCCGGGCTGAACTGAAAGTTGCCGCGAAGGGCGCTGGATTGCAGGATATGGACTATGTTGATATCCTGATAAAGTCTGCCAAATTCAATGACCAAGATGAACTTGAAAACGGCGATGAACTTTTCAAGGAATTGCAAGAGAAAAAACCTTTTCTTTTTACACAACCTGAACCTGATAAAAGGCCTGGTACGCAAAACGCGGGGGCGAGTTGGAGGGGTACAGGTAAAATATTTACCCTAAACGATTTACAATCCATGACTCCTAAGCAACGCGAAGATAACCGGGAAGAAATTGACCGGCAATTCGCGGCGGGTTTACTAAAATAAGCTATAGGAGGCTTACATGACAACTGCTGCTTTGAAAATTTTCTGGTCGCTGCGAATTATCGACCAGCTCAACAAATTACTGGTAGCTGAAATGGCGACCAACAAGAACTACACCGAGGACGCCGCAAATGCCGCCAGTGTAAACATTTTCACCCCGGGCGATGTGCCGGTGAAAACTTACACAAGGAACACTGACCTGCCTGCTGCCGATATCCCGACCGATACGCAGACCATTCTACTGCTGGATCAACAGAAAGCCATTGACTTTTTCATGGACAAAATCGACATTACCCAGTGCCCGGTCAATGTACAGCAAGCGTATTTCAACAGGGCAATTTACGCAATCCGGGATGCCATCGATCAGTTTGTCATCGGTCAGTACATCAACGTCGCCATCGCCAACATTTGGACCCCCGCTGCCGCTGTCACTTCTGCAACGGTATGGGATGCTTTCGCCAATGCCGACCGCCTGTTGACCGATGCTAAAGTCCCGCTGGAAAACCGTTTCGCCATCATCGACGCATGGACCAAGATGCTGATCAATTCCAGTTTACAGGGAAAGGCCAGTCCCCTAGGTGACCAGGTTTCGGCCAATGGCTATGTCGGAAGTTTTTGCGGCTTTAACTGTCTGCTCTCCCACAACGTCCCATCCACGGATGAAAACCTGGCTGGTACTTCATCCACCGAAACCGTTTCCAATATTCTTATTGGTCATCCCGATGGCATTACCCTGGCCAAGCAGATTCCGCTTGATGGAGTAGGGTCGTTAAGTATGTTTGAACCTGAAAAACGGTTCGGCACTGAAGTCAAGGGCCTGACCGTGTACGGCGCGAAGATGTGCTATTCCGGCAATGCCAATGGTCTGATCAAAGTTTGGAGGTAGCCATGGGCGTTGACAACGCACAGATTCGAATCCAAAATAAGGCCGGGGTGATCGTCACGGTTCCCCTGAAACTTTGGGAGAATGGCTTGAAGCTCGACCCCGACTGGCATGTTTACGTTCTACCCAAGCAGCCTGAGCAGCCGCTGAAATTGCCCGTGATCGTTGCGATGAAGGCAGCACCTGTTGTGGTTAAAAAAGCAAAACGCAAAGGTAAATAAGTATGGCTCAATCTTATGAGTTCCTCAACAATGAGGCGCTCTATGAGGCCAACTATACGCCAGAAATCATAGTTAGCGTGGACGGGACTAAAACAGCCCCGTCCTCTGCTACATTGACGCTTTATGATCCAGATGGGACGGAAAAGGTTGCCACGCGAATTTGTACGATTAACGGTACTACCAAGAAGATCACAGCTGCATTTACAGAAATCGACGCGCTGTCCGAAGATTGGCGGTTGCTGCTTTCGTATATCATCGGCGGGGTAACGTATAAACTGAATTTGCTTTTCGATGTCTGTAGATTTGTTTTGCTGAATCCTGTCAGTGACGATGACTTAATAGAACTTCATCCCGATTTGGCAAGTGAATGCTGGGCTGGGCAGACAACGTTTCTACCACAAATTGAAAAGGCATTTGCAGACATAAAGCGAAAACTGAAAGAACGCGGGCGTCGGGCGCGAATGATGATCGATGCGACGCAGATTAAGGACGTGATTGTTTGTCATGCACTGGAGCTTGTGTTTTTTGACTTTGCCAAGGACACAGAAGATATCTGGTGGAATCGTTATCTGAAAAAGGCAGAGCAGTTCGTCACTGATTTTGAAAGCTTGCATATTGCCTATGACAGCGACGAGAGCGGTACGGTCGATGAAACGGCCAGCTTCGGCAATGTGGAGTTGGTAAGGTGAGCAGTCAAAGCACCTATGTTGGGAATGTGATCACGGCAATTGATGCTTTGGGGTATGGACTTTCAAAGGACAATTTTGACTTTGATGCCGTGCCTTCATCGATAATGGATCAGGCATATCGTTGGGAGATCAGTACCGATGAAGTCAAGGAGTTGAGCGGGTCCAGGGTGGAAAAAGCCAAGATGCTGGATTTGTGGTTTGCCTATAAGTTGACTGCAGGCGGGGATCGGAAGGCGGCAGTCATAGCGATGCTGGACAAGATCGAAACTGTGGAAGATACACTGCTCAAAGCGCTGTCAACAATTCCAAGCATGGTGCTAAAAACGGTCATGTCGAAGCTGGTCGGGAATTACATCATTTTTAACGTGGGATTTAACTTCACGTATTGGAGGGACATTTGAAAACTGAAAAACAAAAACCAGTCGAGGTAATAGTTGCTAAATACCCGCCGTTACCAGCAGAGAAAAAGTTGGTTAAGCGGATAATTACAACGTATCATCCGCGCTTTGGGTATATCAAAAGAGAGGTGATTAAATGAGTAACATAAAAGGCGAAAGGGGTATCGGGCTGGCCAAGGCTACTGACTGGGGAACTGCCGTTGAGCCGACAACCGGAGATGGGATTTATTTGAAACGATTCACGCCGCCCAAAGGTGACCGGGGCCTGACAACCAATGGTGACGAATTTGACCATGACATGCCAACTCTCATTATGCCGGGTGACTATCCCGAGCAGACTGGCAGCATGGGCGGGCGGCTTTACTTCGAAGGTATCGAGCGGATAATTGCCTCATTGTTCGGCGTCTACGTAGTGGGTACTCCCCCTGAAGCGGGTGTGGTTCGGCATGAATTCTCATTCAAGCCGATCATCGGATCGATTTTCC